TTTATACACTCCAGCCAATTGTGCCATTGATGTAAGTCATTACGATTTCTGCAAAGTTCTTATCGAATGTTAAGTCTGTGGCAGAACTTGCTATGTTTGAGCCGCCACGAGCTATAAGAAACGTGGTTGTAGCCGCAGCACCCGTACCGTCTTTAAACACAACGTAATCACCAGCACTTGGGCTACTAGGCAAGGTAAAAGTAATTCCTCCTGCTGTTGCCACCCAAAACTGAGCAGAAGTAACCGTTTGATTTGTTCCGCTAAGTTGTGGTGCAGGATACCCGGCCGCTTCCGCCGCAGACGTCCAATTGGTGCCGTTACTTTTTAAAACATTACCGCTTGTTCCCGGTGCAACAGCCGAGATTGCCCCTGTACCGCTTCCTATTAAAGCGGAGTTAGCAGCAAGTGTTGTGGCCCCCGTGCCGCCATTAGCTACCGGCAAGGTTGCGGTTACTTGCGAGGTAAGGTTTACGTTGGCTAACGCTCCGCCTAATGTCAAATTACCTGACGTAGTGACTGTACCAGAAAGAGTTATGCCGTTTACGGCACCTGTTCCGCCTACAGAAGTAACGGTGCCATCACCAACCTCAACATTAGTCAAAGCATCAAATACTGCCGCACCCGCGTTTCCGCCATCGCTATAAATTATTTTAGTTTTGCCAGTAGGTATTGTGACTTCTGCCCCAGAGCCTTGCTTGATGATAATGCTTTGTCCGCCACTGGTAGAGTTTTCTACCCACCAAAGCTTCGTTAAGGTGTTGGGTGCAAAGGTTATGGTTCTTGCAGAAGTAAGGTTAACGCCGGAAGTTATCTTTACAAACATAGCCCTCAAGCTATCCGTGCTTCCGTCCGCCATAGTAAAAGTGGTATTGGCATCCGCTCCCATTACTTTAGCGCCGTAGCCCATCGCGTCGGTAATTAGCTCTAAATTAGTATTAGTGCTAGTTCCCCATGTGCCACTTTCCGCACCAGTGGCAATCTCTTTAAGTCTTAAATTATTTACATAAGTCGCCATTTTAAACCTCGTTATTTACGCTGCGATTTCTATCCAATTTGGGTCTTGCGCGGGTTGTATCTCTATCCACATGGAGACTCCCGAAACTTCGCCTTTCGCCTGTACACCCGTCAAAGTGGTGCTGATGCTAATACTGACAGTAGGCACACCTACCGCACCCGTTGCCTGTACTCCCGTTATCCCTATCCTTGCCGGAATACTTGGAATTACTTGTCCAACTGCGCCGGTTGCCGCAACGCCCGTCAACGCAACAATTCCAGTGCTTTGTACCGAAACGCTACCTACCGAGCCGGTTGCCAGCAAACTTCCCGCTGTAACTGTGCCGGTTGTAACGGCTAATGCTGTGCCTACACTTCCTGTGGCTTGCGACCCCGCGTTAGAGTAACCCCAACCTGCATCGCCCCAATCGCCAATACCCCAACCTTCTAACGGCACAATAACCGGGATACTTCCTGCTACTGAACCGACCGAACTTGTTCCAACAACACTGCCTGCGGTAACTGTAACGTGAAAAATTACATTAACCTGTACGCCGCCAACTTGTCCGGTAGCTTCTACGCCGCCTGCCGTAACGGAACTTTCTCCGTTGACCACCACTGAACCGACCGAACCCGTAGCCTCTTGTCCCGCGCTAGTTTGCCCCCACGAGCCAGAATTCCAAGTGTTGACACCCCAGCCTTCTAGGCCAACGGTAACATCGGTCACTACGCAATCCTAATCAACGCTGAAGTGGCATTGTAGGTAGGCATAACTACCGAAAAATCACCGGCACTAGACGATTTGTCTGAACCAAAGTCTAGTACAAGTAGTGTAGGGTCGCCTGTTGCCGTGTCATTATAAATTAACGCGCCTCGGGCCGTAATAGTAGAGGTGGTCCATTTAATGTCGCCATACTCGGCAAAAGCGGTAGTGCCCGTGCTAGTGGGCGTCACATTAGTAAGACCCTCACCACCTGCGGTGTAGCCGGTGCCCGTTACTTCATTACCGGTTGTATACGCTGTAGTGGTCGCATTAAACGTAGCACTATTTGTATACAGGGCCATTTTAAAGGCATTGCCCGAACCGTTAGTTAAGTTGTGAACACCTTGCAATAGCTCCTTCTTAAAGCTAGTACACATAAAATTTCCGGAAAATGCCATGCTATAATCTCCTGATTAATTCTGCTAATTTGGGTTCGCCCGCGTCTAACAAAGTGTTATAAACGGTAGTCCTATCGCTGGAAATGGCCTGCCGCATATAGTCGGCAATAACCTCTTCCATTTGATTTTTAAAGGCGTAAGCCTGTTGCTGCAAAACAGGGTTAGCGTTATCCGAAATAGAAATAATACGATTAGAGCAACGTTGCGCTATTTCCTCCGGCGTAAAACCTCTGTTTTGGGTAGTAGCGACTTCCACCTTAAAGTCGTTGGACATTCCTAATTCTGGTGTAATTAGCATTATGTTCTATCCCTTATAACCATTCCGGTTCTGTATTCGTCGGTGACTTGTTTTGCTTCGCCAAATTGCTTCAACGCTATAATAGCCTCTCCGAATCGTTTTTCATATTCTAGCAACAGAGTAGGATCACCCTTCATATACGTGTAAGCCTCTACCAAGCTACCATAGAGAATAGTCAGGTCTGCGTTAACACTTAGCCACGTTGTTGCGGCTTCTGCCCCCGCCGTCAAACTGGCCGGGCGATAAAAGTAATGAAGCTCTACTGCATAATTCCCACTAGGCGTAGGTGCCAATATGAAAGCATCTAAGTCAAAAATAGCGTAATAACGCGGATCACCTTCTACCGACCTGTCTGGGTTAAACGATTGAAGAAAGCTAACGTCTTTAAACTCTAAGAAAAATCTTTCATTGCTGTTGTTTATAAACGCCAAAGAAAACGGAGCAAGAAAATCTGTCGGCATTGTCAGGTACTCGTCACCTTTGGTAACGTTACCGGCTGAGTTTTTCCTAAACAGGCTTAACTGCACATTTTTAAGAATACGTTCTTCCGCAGAGCGTATAAACAACGGCAAATTAGCCACAAAAGAAGCTTCTGTGTTCTGCGTATAGTCTTGAATCGCAGTCTTGAGCTGTGCGTAAGTAAAAGCCATTATGTTGTCGTCACCGTCACCGTACCCACTTGACCAAAACAATTCATAGGTCGCCAGTTGCCATTGTCGGCAACATTTGGAACCGCTATGTGAATAGTAAGAACACTAGGCGTTGTTGGTCTAGGATTACGCAAAGCTTGCGGATCGGTAACGTGTCTTCTTGGGTCTAATTGCGGCTGCTTCTTTTCCCATTCCTCTGGACCTACGAGGGAACCGGTCCACTCCAATCTCATGTCGTTTAAACGGTATGCAAACCCTGATCTGTCAGAAATACCCAGAGCATATTTTCCTGTTGCAAATCGGCCCATTAGTTATATCCTCGCATACGCTATAGACGGCTGAATGGTAAAGGAAGCTCGGTCCCTATCTTCTGTGGCTGCGGCGATAAACTCTTCTTCATACAAAGTTTTTAATAGTGTTGTACGGTCTGGCGCAAACTTTAAAGAAAGATAGTAGGCAAGCCCTGCGGTCAAGCACGGATAGAACCGAAAAGGAATCTCCATCGTGTTAATGAACGTATCTGCGTCTTGTATTCGTGTGAGTCTGTTATAGACAATAATGTCTGTATTATTATCAGGCGTAGGCCACACTTCTAGTTGAGGCGTTATCAACCTGTTTAAAAAGAATTGATCTACACGGCCCTGAGTGCTTTTGTTAGGGATAGTTAGATAATCGTCTCTACTCACTCGCGGAATAGAGTAATCTACGTTAGTCCTTCGCAGAACCGCACTTAACATATCTATCGTATTTTGTACGTCTGAAAAATCAACAACAGCCGAAAGCGTGGTAGTAGCTCCGCTAGTAGCTCCGGTAAGAGTTTCCCCATTTAAAAACGTGCCAACCGGTATGGTTATTGCCAAAGACGTAGCTGTCGGCTTACTGGTTATCTGGCAACTCGCGGCACTATTACCACCTGTGATTGTCTCACCAACACTAAACGTAGCAGAGTTTGCAACGCTCATGGTTAACGTGCCGCCGGGGTACACTCTTATTCCAGCGGCTAGTTGTATAGTACTCTCTTGAATAGTCCATTGATTAAGACCACGGTTTGCCCATTCTGCTAATAAGAGGTTTAACGAGCGTTTAGCCGACTTCATGTCGTAACCAGTACGCACACTCCGTCCGCACCGCTCAAAAGCTTCTTCAATATAATCTGCTACATCCAGATCAAAATTAGTAGAACTAGAGGTGGTCATTAACTATTCCTATTTCCCGGAGAAGTACCTCGCTTCATCTTCTTCATTGCAGCGCCACCCTTATTCATACCACCGGGTGCGGAACCTCGCTTCATCTTCTTCATTGCGGCACCACCCATGTTCATACGAACCGCTTCAGTGCCTTGCGAGACAGTATCCCCCATTGCCATTCTCTTGTGCTGGGAAGTTAGGTCTGAAGTAGACGTAGCCGAGATCGTTCCCGCTGGTCCGCCGTTACCTAGCCTTACAACTCTTTGTGACATTTTGTTTGCGCGACCTTTCTTTTTACTCTTCATCTTTAAGTCTCCGGTAATAAGTTTCACGTACTTTTAGCATATCGTCTAAGCCAAACTTCTCTTCGTAATTTTTGTAATACCCTGATTTCTTTAATTTTTCGGAGGATTCATGTAGTCTACTTAACCGCTGCACAAAAATCATGGCATAACTTGTATCTATCACACTGACTAAATCTTCGTGTCCATAGACAATCTCTTCTGGATTGTCGTCTGGGTGAAAAGCCATTAGCCAAATGTCCTTTTCAATAAAAATACCATCTGCTATGGCTTCGTTTAAACCGTTAATCTGATCGTAAAAGTCTTCTCTTTTCGGTTGATATTTAAGGTCAACCAATATAACAAGCTCTTTCTGATCATCCCAAGTTGATACAATAGTTGTTAAGTCTTGGTAAGATTGAGAATTTTTAAAGGAAATAGCTACCTTATCTTCGGCCCAAGCACTTTCTGCATAAGGGCAAGCAGGCATACCATTAAAGCTAGGATTGATCTTTTCTAACGCTTCTTTAGACCACGACCTAATCTCTTCTTGTATAACGTCTTCTACGAGCATATTACCAAGCCTTACAGGACCAATACCTTGCTGAAAACTTGTCTTTAGCTGTGTCACAAGAGTGTCTTGCTCTAAAGCTTTTGCGACGATCAGGCTGATCTTTTTTGATAGTCATGTTGGCATCGCCAAAACGAACCATCTTTACTTCCGTTCCTTTCTTCGCCAAAACAACGCTTTTTTTAGCGCCTTTCTTACTGTTTTTCGGCTTATTGTACCCAGCAAACGTTTCATCCCTGTATTTTATTCGCCCACTGGGCAATTTTGTCACATTCTTAGTGGTGGCCATTAGTTAAAGAACACCGTAATTCCTGTGCTAATAGTCGTAGAGTAAACTAAGTAAGCCCCATCAGAAAACAACACCCCTTCATCCGGAATATCCGGATAATCAGCACTTGTAGTGCCGCCGGAGGTCATAAACTCTAAGAGAGAGGGGCTAAAGCCCGAATTTCCATTTTGGAAATCTAAAATGCCTGCGGTACCTGTATTTACAAAATAGATGCCTCGCAAACGAGTGCGTCCTGCAAAAATAGTAGCTAATACGGTAGTCCCCGATCCTACTGTTGCATTCCCCGTGACAGCGCCAGAAACAGCTACTTGAGAGACAGAAGAGAAAAGGAACGTACTAGCTACCGTCAACCCGGCACCCGGACCAGTTATATTCTCAACAACCGTAGTTCCATCCCCTATTAGCCCTGTCACTATGAAAGTGATTCCACGGTTGTCGCTGGCGGTGCTAACGGTTACATTTCTGACAGGAAGTAACGTTGCGACGCCAAGTGTTGCTAAACTTCCGTTAATCGTTAAATTAGCTGCTCCAGCAGTTGTTTGAGCCAGACAAATCCCGTTTGTCACGCCAAGCGGGACAGAAGCAGGGTTTATAAAGGTCGAAAAAGTATCAGAACCGGCCATACCCTACTCCTTAATTTCGCCACGAAGAACCATAGCTTTGCGCTCTGCACTGCCTATGGGTGGGACAGCTTTCTTACTCTTAGCGGGTGCTTTCTTAACAGCCGCTTCTTTTTTTTCTGTCATGTTTGTGTTCTCCCAAGCTTCATTAACGTTGGGAGTAGAGGGGTCATCCCCCCTAAACTCCCCGCTATCTAATCTAGCTCTAGTACGCTTAGTAGACAACTCTGTCTACCGAAGTCATTATGTAGTCCACACCCATAACCTTCGTACCAGTAGCATCCCCACTTATGGAAACTGCCGCAGGAGTGATTAAATCAGTGGTGATAAAGGTTGTTTCAGTGTGAACCAATTGTCGGTTAACAAAGAATTTAGCCACATTAGTGCCGTTAGTCGCCGCAC